AATATATTGAAGCAGCAAAGAAAAATTTAAAAAAAGATATAGCTAAAAGAAATAAAAAGTTTGGAGATAGGGGAGACATGGGGAACGTATTTCATTCAACTCCTTTAGTTGGAGACCCTAATTTTTTACCGTTACAAAATTATATCGGTGCCACAGCGCATAATCTATTGGTTGAAATGGGTTTTAATGTGGATGGCCATCAAGTATTCATTACAGAAATGTGGGTACAGGAATTTGCTAAAAAAGGAGCAGGTCAACATAGTTTACATACTCACTGGAACGGTCATATCTCTGGGTTTTATTTTTTAAAAGCTAGTGAAAAAACATCTAGACCAATATTTGAAGACCCGAGAGCAGGGAACCTGATGAATCTTTTGCCTCAAAAAGATACGGCTAAAATAACTTATGCCAGTCATCAAGTTAATTATGATGTAAAACCTGGAAGGATGATATTCTTTCCATCGTATTTACCACATATGTATACAGCGGATATGGGTTATGAGCCGTTTAGATTCATACACTGGAACTGTCAGGCAATACCGAAGGGAGTATTAAATGTCCAAAAAAAATAAAGTAATTAATATCATTAAACTAAAGGACATAGATCCCGTTCGAGCGGCGTATATTCATGCAACGTTAGGCCAACACCCTAAGAAACGTAATGCAGATTTTGTTGAAACTTTAATAAATCATAAATTAGAGAAGAAAAAAAAGTATAGCGAACACAATAGAGATACTAGGTTGGACCCTTTCAAAGGGACTAGTATAGAAGGAAAAGATTAATAAAAAAATGCCATTCAAAAAGGATAAATATAAAATATTAAGAGGAGCTATTTCAAAAGAGCTAGCCTCTTTTGTTTATTCTTATTTTTTAAAGAAAAGACAAGTAGCTCGATTTTTATTTGATCAAAAATATGTATCCCCCTTCACAGAATATTGGGGAGTATGGAATGATCAACAGATTCCTAATACTTATTCTCATTATGCAGATGTAGTAATGGAAACATTACTAGAATCTTTAAGAGCAAAGATGGAAAAAGAAACGGGGTATAAATTAAATGAAACTTATTCTTATGCCAGAATTTATAAAACAGGAGATGTTCTTCATCGGCACAAAGATCGATACTCATGCGAAGTTTCTACTACTCTCCATTTAGGAGGAGATCCCTGGCCCCTTTATTTAGATCCTACAGGAAAAACAGGTCAAGCTGGTATCAAAATAGAACTGGCGCCAGGCGATATGTTACTTTATTCTGGGTGCGATATTGAGCATTGGCGTGAAGCTTTTGCAGGGAAAGATTGTGCGCAAGTTTTTTTGCATTACAATGATTCCAAAAAGAAAACCGCTAAAACAAATAAATTTGATGGACGTCCTTTTCCAGGACTTCCGGCATGGTTTAAAGGCTTTACACTACCTAAAAAATAGTTTATAAAATAATCTGGCAGGAGGCAACTCCACCACAGACGTCTCCTGCTTTTAACATATTGAATTCTCCTTAGATCTGGTATAACTCATCGTAAACAGGTTTTAATATGCTACAAAAATTAGGTTTCTTACCCGGATTCAACAAACAAGTGTCAGCACTCGGAGCAGAAGGACAATGGGCCGATGGTGATAATGTAAGGTTTAGGTATGGTACTCCTGAAAAAATAGGGGGTTGGCAACAGTTAGGGGCTGATAAATTAACTGGTGCAGGCAGAGCTCTTCATCATTGGGACGATAATGCGGGCATTAAATATGCGGCTCTAGGAACCAACAGAATTTTATATGTTTATTCAGGGGGTATATTTTATGACATACACCCTATCAGAACCACTCTCACGGGATGTACTTTCACTAGTACCGGTTCTTCAACAACTGTCACCGTAACATCATCAGGAACTAATGGCTTAAATGATGGTGATATTGTTATGTTTGATTTAGTGACTGGTCTTTCAGGATCCACTTTTACTAACGCTACTTTTGAAGACACAAAATTTATGGTAACGTCCGTACCCACTTCTCTTACTTTTGAAATTACAATGGATACAGCGGAAGCATTAACACCTCTGGCTGCAAGCGGAAGTGCTTCAGTCTTATGTTATTATACAGTAGGACCTGCTAAACAACTAGGCGGTTATGGGTGGGGAACTGGTTCATGGTCTGGAACTGCCCCAGGTCCCGCAACCACTACTCTGGCAACAACACTTGCTGATGATGCTACTACTGATGTCGTCTTAACGAACTCTGCTGCTTTTCCAACGTCTGGAGAAATTAGAATTGGAACGGAAGATATAAGTTTTACCGCCAACGACACAACAACCAATACTCTAAGCGGAGGTGCCAGAGAAGTTAATGGAACAACAAGAGCTGCTCATACCGCAGGCGTAACGGTTACTAATATCACAGACTATGTTGCATGGGGCGAAGCCTCTTCTGCAGATTATACAATTGATCCAGGCTTGTGGGTTCTGGATAACTATGGAACTAAATTAATCGCATTAATTTATAATGGTAAATGTTTTGAATGGGATGCGACTGGGTCTACTTCTACAAGAGCAACTGTTATAGCAAATGCGCCAACAGCTTCGCGTCACGTATTAGTTTCAACGCCCGATAGACACTTAGTATTTTTTGGAACAGAAACAACTGTTGGAACCCCGTCAACACAAGACGACATGTTTATAAGATGGTCTAACCAGGAAAGCATCGACGCTTCTGATTCCTATACAGTCACAGCAAATAACACCGCGGGAACACAAAGACTTGCAGCTGGCTCAGTAATTATGGGGGCGAAGAGAGGTCGGGATGCCATTTATGTATGGACCGATACGTCTTTATTTTTAATGAGATTCGTAGGCCAGCCGTTTACTTTCTCCTTTGAGCAGGCAGGAACTAACTGTGGTCTTATAGGAAAGAATGCATCTGTAGAAGTTGATGGTACCGCTTACTGGATGTCTGAAAATGGTTTCTTTATGTACGATGGTCAATTAAAATCAATGCCTTGTTTAGTAGAAGACTTTGTTTATGATGGACTCAACTCAACCCCAAAAGACTTAATTAACTGTGGATTGAACAATTTGTTCGGAGAAATTCAATGGTTCTACTGTAGTACAGGTTCCGAGGTAGTTGATAGGGTGGTGACTTATAGCTATGTAGAATCAAAAATGCATAAACGACCGATCTGGACTACTAATACTAATTCTTTATTCCCAAGAGCTGCGTGGGCTGATTCAGCAGTATTTGATAAGCCTCATGCATGTAAATATGACGCTACTGATAATACATCGTTTGACGTTACCGGCAACACAGATGGTATTACTGTCTACTATGAACATGAAACAGGGACCGATCAGGTGGACTCTGGTGGAGTTATTACGGCTGTAGTTGCCAATATTCTTTCAGGTGATTTTGATATTACTCAAAAGAGAAGCGCCCAGGGCCAGGTAATTGGCATGCCAGACCTTAGAGGAGATGGAGAATACATTATGAAGATAAGAAGGTTTATACCTGATTTTATTACTCAAACCGGTGACACTCAAATAAGTTTAATTACTAGAAATTTTCCAAACGATAGTGCTGTTACAACAAGCTTTACAATTACAACTACTAGTGATAAGGTGGATACTCGCGTCAGAGCCAGATCAATCGCGCTTAAGATAGCAAATACTTCATCTGCAGAGAATTGGAAACTAGGAACATTTAGATTAGATATACAACCCGACGGGAGACGCGGATAATGGCAATAGATAGAAAAGTTAATTATGAAATGCAGGGACATAAAAAACCTGCAAGAAATTATTTAGGAAAACAAAAAATAGTTAAAAATATTCCAGTCAAATGGAAATCAGGACCCAAGGCTCCTGCAACAGAATTAGCTTACATTACTAAAGCAGAAAAAAATTTACTAATTAAAAAAGATTTACACGGCTCACTAAAAAAGGGTCCTAATACCGGCCCAGATGGAATCATGTCTTTAGATTCTCAAGGAGATTATACTAGAGATAGAAGTCAAGACAGAGCTAGAAGTCAAATGTCTAGAGGAGATAGTGAAAGGGCTGTAAGACAAGAAGCAAGACGTAAAGAAGTTTTAACAGGTCAAGTAGATAGAGGTCAAACTGTAGCAGTCAGTGACAAAGTTCGAAGAGGTGCTGTTCCTGAATGGGTAAACACCCCATCTGGAAGAAAATATGTTGGATCAGCTTACAAGGATACGGGTAGACGTGGATTTTTAAGTAGACTTTTTGCAGGAGCTAACAGATATGGATATGCTCCTGTTAAAGGATTAAAAAGTATAGAC